CCGGGTGGAACAGGCGTGACCAACCTCGGCTCGATACGACCAGATATGACTGAACCACCGCTGGTTCGGGCTGGTTCCTGCTGGTTCAGGCTAGTTGAGGGTATTTTAGAAGAGGGGTTCGGGGTGTTCTGTTTGTCCAAAAAAGAAAGTTTTGCGCGATTTTGTACGCGTGTCGCTGTTTTCTTATTTACATGGATGGCACCGCGCCGAGCGTTGCAACTGGCGCATGAGCCGACGATGTTGGTTCTGTCGTAAGGGTCGCCGCCTCGGTCTAACTCGACAACGTGATCGGCTTGGCTACTTGGTTTCTTGTGGCACCAATGGCAGATGGGTTCTTCTTGTAGGACTTGGGCCCTGAGTTGTTTCCATTGTTTGGTGTTGTAGATCGGGTTGCCGCTCATAGGTCAAGAGCATAGGTCAAGGTCAAGAGATACTGACGCCCAAGCGAGAAGGGCACTCGCTCGGTTGTCCTCGGTTGACATGAGATAAGCGTGAGGTTTGTGTCCCCCACAATTTGGGCAAGTAGCCACAGGGTGCCGGTCTATTTGTTTTCGGTGGACAACCTTCGCCTTTGCGTTAGGGAACGCTGATCGCTCACAATGCGTGAGCGTCTACCCTCGTTCCCGAGTGTTCCCAGAGCAGGGGTCAGATTCCTGCAAGGGCTAGTGAACGCCTCTGTGCGCTCTGATGGTGTCAGTTGTGTTGGGATGTTAGACGCGCTCAGGCGTCAAGTGGTGCAGGGTCTCGTTTGAACTTTTCAAGCCATGCCAGTTTCGTCCATTCGCCGTTCAAGAGTTGTTCGGCAAACAGGATGTCGGCGGTCTTGTAGAACTGTCCGTTTATTGTCAAGTATTCGACTACGCGATCGTTTGCTATCGCTATAGCAAACACTGGGTGTGTGAAGTAACAGTTAGTGCCTGACGTCCGTATGCGGATCGGGTTAATCGGCTGGATGTATTCAGTTGTCATTAGGTTTCCTTGCTAGTCGTTCGCTGATCTTCTCTAGATGGCATGGCCGCCAAACATGAACTTCTTCGCCTGACTCTTCAAGGCTGTTGATCCATTCCCACTGCGTTTCGGAAACGATCCCCTTGTTGGTTTTGAGCTCCACAAAGATAGTGCCTCGGTATGAGTGGCTCATGACTAGGTCGGGGAAGCCTTGGTTGCCTGTGTTTGGTGTGATCCATTTGCCCGGTCGGATCTGTGCGGGCTGGGTGTGCATGACGCGCCAACCATGCAATTTTGCCAATGTAATCACGGCTTTTTGAAACTCTGCTTCGGATGGTTCAGCCACCGTTCATCAACCGATCAATGAGCTCGGACGCTTCACGCTTAGTAGTAGGTGCGGCACCTTCCCAGTTCTTGGCTCGAAGCATCCCCAGTTGTTTGGCGGTCGGCGGTTCGCTGGACGCCCCAAGCGCCTGGGTTCGTGCGGGAGCTGCGTTAGTGGTCGTTTGTGGTTCTTGACCTTGGCGGTACACCTTGACCATTTCCTCAAGCGACGCACGCTTTTTAGAGCCTTGGTACTGGTAGTTCGCTAGGGCGCGTCCGATGGCGCTGGTCTCACAGTTTTCTAGGGCACTGGTTTTGTTGACCATGGACGATCCACGAATCTCTTCGGCATACCCGGTAGTAGTCGGGACTGTGTCGGCTATGTCGGCGTAAAGTTCGGCACGTATAACGATGCGTTGTCCGTCGTCTACGACAATCTCGGTGATTATTCGTCCGCGTGGGCAGTCCTTCCAAAACAGTGGCAAGCGTTCTGCTACCTCGGCGTAGTCGGCTGGATTAAAACTCATGATTCCATGTCCTTTAAGTGTCGGGCCTGTGCGGGCGTTTGGGTTTTGAGTTGATTAACGACTCGAATCATGGCGACACAGCGAGCAGTTTCCTCCAATGTCATACCAACAAAACCGCCTTCTTCGGCGCATTTAAGACAGATGCCGCGCAGCTCTGTACGCATACGAATATCGGCTGAGTTGAAACCCGAAGCGCAGATGTTGCAGTTCATTTGAAACCGCCCAGACGCATGGCCACAATCGCGTCCTGCGTGCTTTTGGTCAGATTGGACAGATAAATACCGTGCTCCTCAGCAACATAAGCCAACTCAAACAGCGCCTTACGCAACATCTCAATATCGGTCTTTTGGGCGTCTAACTGCCAAGCGGCTGCTTTCATAGCAATCTCCGCTTTAGCGATCGCGGCGGTCATGTCCGCTAACTGTTGGTTCATGGTCGGGGCTCCTTGACTTGTCTGTATTTCCCGTCACGATATACCAGCGGTGTTGCTGGGATCGGATCAACGACTTCTTTTCGTTCTAGACGCTGGCGTTCCTTCCAAGTCAGACCACCCCAAATACCGCAACAGTCCTGACGGGTCGTAGAAAACTTTAAGGCCTCATCAAGACATTCTTGGCGTACCGGGCACACTGCACAGACTGCTTTGGCTTCCTTAATTTTGCGGTTGATATGACGCTCACCAAATTCAAAGATGAACAGGTCAATATCCATGCCTCGACAAGCTGCGCGTTCCCACCAGCGATCTAGCACAATCGCCAAGGTTTCCATCCACAACCACCACCCTCAGCAATATCTGAGTACAGGAGATAGGCGAATCTGAGGTTCAGGGTCGGGTCGCTCATGGCTTCAGCAAACGGCATGTTAAACACCTGTTCCACGTACTTCGTGTGAATCTCATTAATCTGAGCAATTCCGTGGTCCGAACCGTTAAAGCGGTTAGCCAGTTTGGGATCACTGGACAGCGGCGTGATGTTAAGACAGCGCGTTTCCTTCCACAGCAGGCGACCCAGTTTTTCTAGCGTCTCAGTGTTATTGGGCCACCCGACCGTTATCGCAGTCTGGAACCATTCTTGGCATTTGGTATCCGGGTGAAAGTCGGCAAGTCGAGTAAACGGAACAGTGCTAGTCGTGCTGGTCGTCGTGCTGGTCGTTGTCGTTGTGAGTTCCTCAGCGCGGTCCTCAAGTTGTTGGGGTGTCAACATCCCGAGCGTGACCGTGGAGGGCACAGACGGCGTTTTAATAACGTCTGCGTTGCCCTGAACGCCTGTGATCGCCCATAAGGCGCACATTCCATAAGTGAATATTGACAAAAGTAAGAATCGTTTAAGGTTCATTTAGTAGTCCTCTGATAGGTCCGCAACTGATTTGCGGGTGCTGAAGAATCCCTCCAGCATTGGTTTCTGCATGATCTCTCGGGCCATGAAGGCGCGGTAATTGTTGTTGAATTTGAACTCGCTACTGGGGTCGTTAGTGATCGCGTGTTCGTAGCGCAAGACTTCAATAAGAGCTGCAATGCCATAATGCGTGTATCCGCGGTGCATCAGCTGGTAGCACATTTTGGTAAGGGTCGGCATGACCCAAGGGTTTGCTTCTTTAAAAGCTTCGTATTTGAGCATCTCGGCTGGAACAGCGAGAACGTCAAAAAGGGATGGTTGCATTGCTTCCTCCTGCGGTCGGGGTCCCGCTATCACGGGACGCACTTGGCTGTCAGTCATTTGACCGACTCCCAAACCGAATGTCAAGTCATTGAGCAAATATCTGGGCGAACGCGTCCTCAACCAGTTTCGGGTTGTCGGCCATAAGCGGCGAGATCTCTACATGAGTCCAGTCCGCACCGGGTGTGCCTCCGTTGCGTGTCGGGGTCCAAGCCTTCCAAGCGTCACGGTCGCATCGGTAGCCAGCGCCAAACTTGGTGAGGTTTGGTAGTGGGCATCCTGTGCCGTCGTAAGCGTGGATTTCTTCAATGCCTAAAAGGTCGCGGTGTTGAAACAGGAATTCGACTAGGGCTTTGCGTTGGGCCTTGGTGCCTTTGAGGTCGGTTGCTCGCCATGTCGCGTGGACGGACAGCTGCGGGCCTGAACGCATCGGACGGTTGGCGTAGATGCCGATGTTCTTGACACCGAAAAGGTATTCACAATATTCAACGAATCGTTTCGTGCCGGCGCGCGGTGTGGGGTGGTTGCCGTCGGTGCTTCCTGTGTACGGGCGCGCGGTCATGCGAGGCTCACAAAGTTAGTAAGGGTTGCAATGGTGTGCGTCCCTGATGAGGTGATCGCCCAAAGTTCTTCGTTTGGTGGGACGATGACCGTGATGTGTTCGTGTTGGCGTAGATTTAGCCCGTTTGCGCTTGTGACGTCTGCTCCGCCGATATAGACGTCGTTGCTTGTTGAGCGAACATTTACGCTTCGTGTTGCGTTGACTGCTTTAGAAACAATCTTGACGCGTGTAGTAGTGACGCTGGTGTTAGTGCTAATCATCTCTTTGTTCCTTATCTTTCAGGCCGTTACTGGCAAGGATTCCTGATAGTGCTCCAGTGAGAAACAACATCATTGGGCTAAGTAGCGACCAGGCTGATTCATCGTTAGGTGACACGTCTAATGGCTGTACAACAAACAGCAGGCCGTAAAGCAGAGCTGCAGTTGAACCTAGAAAAGCAACGGCTAAAGCGATACCGACGATAAGGATGAGTCGTGCTTTGATTTCGGAGTTAGTGAGTCTTTTCATTGGTCGCACCTTGTGGCTGTTGGTTTAGTTTCGCAATTGTCTCGAGTGCGGTCAGAGCATCCAGTAACGACGAACATGAGGACGACGGCGAGAGCTGCGATCACGGCGAGAGTTTTCATGGCCGTGGGTGGTTGCTGTTATAAACACCCTCGGCGACCCAAGCTTCGTATTCGTCGTCGGTCATGGTTCGTTCAGTGTCATCTACTTGAATGAATGTTTGGTCTTGTGGGTATAGGGCCTTATATTCTTCGGGGGTCATAGTTATTTCCTGTATCCGTAGACGCGGATTGTTCCGCCTGTCAATGTTCCTGATGTCGGCAAAATTGTGAACGCTGTGTATGAAGTGCCGTTGTTCATTACGCCGTTGTAAAAAGATGACCATGAAATTGAAGCGTTAGTGGCGTTAAACATTGTTGCTTGCGTAACAAATGGTGATCTGACAGTAACTGCCATATGCGTCGTTCCGCCGCCTGCTGTACCGTTGCCACAAGCACCCATTACAAAACCTGTGCCAGTATTTGTCGCATCGCCCGTGACTGTTGCACTGGTGTAGCCAACATAGTTTCCTGCGTAAAAATATCCTGATGTAGTTGAACCAACTCGAATTAGTAGGTTCGGCTGGTTGGCTGAAACGCTTGAACCTGTAACACTTATCAAATAATCTTCGTAATCGGTAGAAAATGCACTACTGACTGTCACGCTAGACACGGCTGAACCAATCGTTTGTGTCTTAACAAGCCACAAACCAACACTGTTCATTTGTGCTGCTGTCAGGACTGCGCCCGAACTGAAATCTGGTGGTGTAGCCATAATGTTTTCTCCTTTACCAGCCGAGTCGACTGGTGTTCAAAATACCTAAAGTTGATGAGTTAAGCGTAAAAAACTGGTAGTAACTCAACGGACTAAACGACAAATCAAAAGTAGTTTGCTCAGGCGTCACATTAATTTTATAGCCTTCCATCACCATGTCTTGACTGTAATCGCTAAGTTGATTCGGCGGCCGATACTCGAAATTAACTGTTCTGTTGTTTGAACTAAAACATTCATACAACCATGATTCTAAAGCGTCGCTGTTTTGCGCTACATCACTAAAAGAACAAGTAAACCGTTCTTGTGTTGGGTCATCAAAATTGTTGACAATCCAATCAGCGTTACCGCTTGCCTGCGTAGTTGTGTAATCAACCGTTGACGACGAATAAAACGCAGGACCGTATGTTGACACAGCGGTAGCGTTAGTACTGGTTTGGCTAGCCAAGCCGTTAGGTGAAACTGTCGCCGTGTTAATAAATTCAAAACCTGCCGCTATGCGTTCAAACTGTTGGTATGCAATCTTTGTTGCCGACGTTGTACGACCTATTTTTGTGGCAATCGGTGCAAGGCTAGAAACATAACTACGCCCAATAAATTGAAGGGCATTGCCTTCTAAAAAACAGTAACCCCGTTCTGTGGTAACCAAAAAGTTTAAATAGTTGGTGACTGTGCCGGTATAAGTAATTCCGCTAGCAATGGAACCTGAACCGTAACCGATGATGCCCATGTCGGCAGGCAAAATACCTGAACTGCTAAAAGTGTCTAACTGGTTATCGCAAGTGTCTTGAGCAATCACAAAATTTGTTGCTTGGATTCGACCAGCCCTAGAAATGAAATCAGCACAAGTAAACGTGACGGTGCTTAAACCTGTGTCGCCGGGGTAATCGTTATATGTTATTTTTTGTAACCAAAAATGGCAGTTAAAATCGCCGCCAAGGTATGTACCTTTAACCGTTAACATTTTGCCATATTCAACAGTTGCAGCGAAATTGTCGTTATTATTAAGTGTGATAACGCATTGACCACCCGAATAAGTGTCCAAATATTGTTCACGGCCACCAGTAATGTTTAACGACAAAACACGGCTAGTAAAACTTGTTGCGCCTCCGTCAGCCGTGACAGTCCAAGTCATTTTCGGCATTACATCGCCCTAGTGTTTACAGGCACTGGGCCCAACTGACGCACGTACTGTTGCAAGGCTCTAACGATGCTGTTGGGGTCGCCACCGTTGACATTGACCGTGATGTTCGCTCCGCCACCCATTGCGTGGTTCGGCGTAATGTTCCCAGACGACGACGGTGTAAACAACTCTGGCCCGCGCTCACCCACAAGATAAGTCGAGCCACCAGCGACCGGACC